ATTCACGTTGCGCAAACTTAACCAACCAGGGGGCTAATCACCCCCTTCTTTTTATGCCAGTTATTTACATGTCGCATGAAGTCCACGGCGCCAAAGTTGCAACGATGGAACTTGAAGCTGTAGAAGACGAAAAAAATGGCTGGACACGCTATACTCTTGACACGCCAATTGCTGTTGAAGAGGCGGCTCCACAGGAAGTAAAACGTAGACGTGGCCGTCCTACTATTGAGGCGGTCGAACAAGGAGCGTAAACATGGCCACCTACTCTGCTGCCGATCAGATCAACCGGGCGCTGCGGCTGCTGGGCGTGCTGGCCGAAGGCGAAACTCCTTCTGCGTCAGTGTCTCAAGATGCGCTGATGGCGCTCAACCAGATGATTGACTCATGGAACACCGAGCGTCTGGCTGTGTTCAGTACCCAAGACCAAGTGTTTACCTGGCCTGCTGGATTCATCAACCGCACCCTTGGCCCCACTGGCGACTTTGTAGGCAACAGGCCAATATTGTTGGACGACGCCACCTACTATCGTGACCCAGGCACCAATGTCAGTTTTGGCATAAAAATGATCAACCAGCAGCAGTATGACGGCATCGCTGTTAAGACGGTGACATCTACGTACCCGCAAGTGTTGTTTATCAACATGAGCTATCCTAATGTTGACATGTACATTTACCCCAAACCCACACGGGACTTGGAATGGCACTTTATTTCGGTTGACGAATTGGATCAGCCTGCTACTTTGGTGACCGACATATTGTTTCCGCCAGGATATCTACGTGCTTTCACGTACAACCTGGCCATGGAATTTGCGCCCGAATTTGGCGTTGAGCCCAGCCCCCAGGTGCAGCGCATCGCCATGACCAGCAAACGCAACTTGAAACGCATCAACAACCCCGATGACATCATGTCGATGCCCTACGCCATTGTGGCCAACCGCCAGCGCTTCAACATCTACGCCGGCAACTATTGATGAAAACGCCTATCCTTGGCTCGACCTACGTAGCCCGCAGCGTCAATGCTGCGGATGCCCGTATGGTCAATTTGTTTCCAGAAGTCATACCCGAGGGCGGTAAAGAGCCTGCGTTCTTGCAACGTTGCCCAGGGCTGACGCTTTTGTCGGCGGTGGGCAATGGCCCAGTTCGTGGTTTGTGGGCGTTCTCATCGGACGACGGCGTGGGTTTTGTGGTATCGGGCACCGAGCTCTACAAGATCAACAACGCCTATGTGCCCACGCTGATCGGCACCGTGGCCGGCACGGGGCCAGTTAGCATGGCCGACAATGGCACGCAATTGTTCATTGCAGCCAACGGCCCCAGCTACATCTACAACAACACCACTGGCGGGTTTGGCCAAATCATTGACCCTGATTTTCCCGGCGCAATAACGGTCTGCTATCTGGACGGCTATTTCGTATTCAACGAGCCCAATAGCCAAAAGATGTGGGTTACAACGCTTTTGGACGGCACGTCCATTGACCCGCTTGAGTTTGCCAGCACCGAAGGGTCGCCTGACGGCCTGTTGGCCGTGGTGTCCAACTTTCGCGAAGTCTGGGCCTTTGGCACAAACTCCATTGAGGTCTGGTACGACTCAGGCGCTACAGACTTCCCCCTGCAACGCATCCAAGGCGCATTTAACGAGCTCGGCTGTGCGGCCCCTTACTCCATCGCCAAAATGGACAACGGTCTTTTTTGGCTAGGCCGGGATCGCCGGGGGCAAGGTATTGTCTACCGGGCCAACGGATACCAAGGCCAACGCATTTCAACCCATGCAGTTGAGTGGCACATTCAACAGTACGGCGGCATGTCGGACGCTATTGCGTACACTTATCAACAGGATGGCCACAGCTTTTACGTGCTAATCTTCCCTTCAGCCAACACCACTTGGGTGTACGACGCGGCCACCCAAGCTTGGCATGAGCGAGCGGGTTTTGTTGATGGCGCGTTTACCCGGCACCGCAGCAACTGCCAGATGGCGTTTAACAATGAGATCGTTGTTGGCGATTTTGAGAACGGCAATATCTACGCCTTTGACCTTGACGTATACGCCGACAATGGCCAGATTCAAAAATGGCTGCGCACCTGGCGGGCGTTGCCCACGGGCCAGAACAATCTAAAGCGCACGGCGCATCACAGCCTTCAAATTGACTTGGAAACCGGCGTTGGCTTGAATCTGGGCCAAGGTAGCGACCCAATGCTCATGCTGCGCTGGAGCGATGATGGTGGCCATACGTGGTCAAACGAACACTGGACACCTATCGGCAAAATCGGCGCGTATTACCAGCGCGCCTTCTACCGCCGACTGGGCATGACGCTTAAACTTCGGGATCGTGTCTATGAACTGTCCATGACTGACCCCAACAAGATAGCGATCATGGGGGCCGAGTTAATCTTGAGCCCGACCAATGCCTAGTCCAAACGCAACGCCCACACCCATTACACCCCCCAGGGTGCCGTTAATCGACCCGCGCACCGGGTTGATTGACCGGGCGTGGTACTTGTTTTTTCTGTCGTTGCTCAACGCAGCCACGACCGTTTACGACAATCCAGACGTCGGCCCTAGCCCCGAGTCATTGATTGCAGCGTATGACGCCGCTTTGCGCGCGCTGGCCGATGAAGTGGGCACGCAGCCTGCACCGGCTGACTTGAGCGTTGAGCTGGCCAAACAAATTGAAGCGGCGGGCTTGAGCACCTACGCGCCGGGGCTGCTGTCGCAAGTGGCTGAGATGCAAAAACAGATCGACGCGCTTAATCTGCTGCCGCCCCTAGCCCAAGGCACTGTGACGGCGGTGACGGCCACTGCGCCGGTTGTGTCGTCTGGTGGCACTGCGCCCGACATCAGTATGCCTGCGGCCAACACCACGACCAACGGCTATTTGACCAGCACCGATTGGAATACGTTTAACAACAAACAACCGGCGGGCACGTATGTCACGTCCATCAGCGTTGTCTCCAGCAATGGTTTGGCCGGAACTTCTAGCGGCGGGGCAACACCTGCGTTGACGCTATCGACCAGCATTACAGGCATCTTAAAAGGCAACGGCACGGCCATTAGCGCGGCGGCCAGCGGCACGGATTACGCGCCAGCAACCAGCGGCACGTCTATTCTGTACGGCAACGGCAGCGGTGGGTTCAGCAACGTCACCATTGGGTCTGGCATCAGCTTTGCCACCGGCACGTTGTCGGCCACTGGGTCGGGCGGCACGGTCACCAGCGTCAGCTTTACCGGCGGCATCATTTCCGTTGCTACGGCGACGACCACGCCAGCTTTGACCGTGGCGGGCACAAGTGGCGGTATTCCTTACTTTTCCAGCGCCACAACTTGGGCGTCTTCCGCAGCCTTGACCCAATACGGCGTTGTTTATGGCGGCGGGGCTGGCGCAACGCCTGTAGCCACCGCTGCCGGCACAACCGGCCAGGTGTTGACTGCTACCACAGGCGGTGCTCCGACTTGGAGTAGCACCTACGCCGGCACGGTCACCAGCGTGTCGGTTGTGTCTGCCAATGGTTTTGCCGGCACGGTGGCTACATCGACCACCACACCGGCGATTACGCTTACAACCAGTATTACCGGCCTGCTGTACGGCAACGGCACGGCCCTAGCCGCTGCTACCATCAGCGCGCCTTTGAGCTACACCGGCGGCACGTTGAGTATCCCCGTGGCCACAACTTCGGCCAACGGGTATCTGTCCAGCACCGATTGGACGACTTTTAACAACAAAGGGTCTGGCACGGTAACTTCAGTGGCTGCGCTGACTCTGGGCACCTCGGGCACCGACCTGACGTCCACGGTTGCCACCGGCACAACCACCCCAGTTATCACGCTAAACGTGCCCACGGCGTCAGCCAGCAACCGTGGTGCACTGAGTTCGACCGATTGGTCTACATTCAACAACAAGCAAGCCGTGTCAGCGCCGGTCACCAAAACGGCCAACTTTACCGTTGCGGCCACTGAGCTGTGGCTGATCAACAATAAGACAGGTTCGACCTGTACAGTCACCTTGCCAACGGCGTCGTCTTATTCCGGGCGCGTTTTGTACTTTCAGAATTACCAGGCCCAGACGCTTGTGTCGGCGTCCAGCAATGTCGTACCGTTGGCCGGAGGTTCTGCGGGCACGTCTATCCTCTTGGCAAGTTCGGGGGATTCTGCGACACTTGTGTCTGATGGCACAAACTGGCTGATGACACAATACGTCCCGAACAACATCCTACTTTTGGAGTAACCCATGACAGTCACCGTCAAAGTCCTTGTACCGGCCAAGATCGTCGAGGCCAGCCAAACCACCCAGTACACAGCTACTGGCGTCACGGCCATCATCGACAAATTCACCGCGACCAATTACAGCGCAATTGCTGCAACCATCAGCGTCAACTTGGTCACTGTAGCTGGATCAGCCGGCAATCTGAACTTGATCACCAAGACCAAGACGCTCCAGCCCTCTGAGGTCTATACTTTCCCCGAGTTGGTGGGCCAGGTGCTGGGTGTGGGCGACTTCATTAGCACCATTGCAGGCACCGCCACTTCCATCAACATGCGCGTCAGTGGCCGTGAGGTAACTTAATGGACTTAGCTTGCGGCACTGAGTTCAATTTAACGCCAGCTTTGTCCATGCCGGACAAGGTTGTGGCGTTACAGAATGAACTGCTAAAAATGCCGCAGGCCGAGATTGTGACCGAGCACACGTTTACGCCCGGCGTCTACGAGCGCAAGATCACCATTCCACCATGGACTGTATTGACCGGCGCAGAACATAAGTCAGCCTACCGCG